AACCCGAACCCGAACCCGAACCGGAGTAAGAGCCTGATCCTGACCCTGATCCCGAGCCCATCGGCCTACCCCCGACGCTCTCGGTTCCAAACATCATCGGACTATCTGTTGTTGCTTCATCATCCGTCAACGTTCCGCGAACGTTTGATTCCATGCTATCATATTCCAACAAATATTATTTGATGGAACAAACACATATAAATACGGATCAACATGCTTGTGTATATCCGCGATGATTTCCAACGACGAGCGCATCAACTTGCAAAAACTGGTGGGAGAGTTTGAGAGCGAAGACAACACGGAGTACATCCGCAAACTGAAACACAGCGTGAAAATCCGCAATGACATTGAACAGATTGAACGTCTAAAACAGGGACAGCCGAAGCAGAGTATTACGTCAGAAGACGCCATGAAAGTCGCACCCTTTTTGTATTCCAACTACACGGACATTTTTCACCGTGTCGTCAAAGGTGATTTGAACTTGGACATCATGGACAAGGTTTTGTCTATTCTCGGATTGATTGAAACGGGAAAGGTGGACCAGCACGAAGGGTCGGTCTTGGTTGGTCGTCTCCTCAAAGAAATGTACTTGGATTCGGCAGTGCGCCGTGCTGACCGTCTCGACGAGGAACACTCGTCGTCCAAAGAGGACGAAGAAGAAAAGCCGTCCGAGGGCAAACCCGTGTCGTGGAAAGAGTTTAAGCGTAGTAGCGTCGGTCGGTCACTTGAAAATGTAGAACCATGATCGTTCAAAGAAGTGTCCCTCTGACGGGATGATTCACTTTGAGCTTAAGTTGGCAAGGTTAACTCGAAGAATTGATAAATGTTGATGGGATTAGGGATACGTTTCATCAACATTTTCTTGAAACCAGTCGATACTTGTCGAGCAACAAGACTTGTCGAGCAACAAGACTTGTCGAGCAACAAGACTTGTCGATCAACAAGAATAGTGTAGGACATTTTTCTCTCTATCTTTCTGAGAACTTTACACCAAGAACCTTACAAAGTTTGATGATTTTTTCATTGGAACGTCCCCCTTACAGAAATCGGTCATGTCATCAGGTGCTATAGGTAAAGAGGGATTCAAAATGCGTGGTTTTGATTCTGATGACCGGAACAAAACGCGAATTATATCACGTTTCATATATGCATGAAGACGACATTTGGGTGAAACAAGGTAAGTCATTGGTGCTTTGTGAAGAAGCACAGCAGCAGCAGCAGCAGCAGCAGCAGCAGCAGCATAAACATTTCGTCTTTGATTTAGACGAAACCATTGGGTCGTTTCGTGAGTTGCACATGTTGTGTCATGAGCTCTTGAGCAAAAATCAAAGCTTGGTGGATCGCTTGGTAGAACTGTTGCGTCTGTTTCCCGAATTTCTCCGTCCTGGAATCGTGCCCATTTTGCAGTTCTTGCACCAAAACAAACAGCAACAGCGCTTTGGCAAATTTTACGTTTACACGAACAATCAATGCGGTCGTTCTTGGACCGAAAGTATCGTTCAAGCGGTCGAAATCGTGGCTGAGACACCGCAGTTGGTCGACCACATCATTTGCGCCTTTAAAATTGGCAGCGTCGTCGTGGAATCGCGACGCACAAGTCACTGGAAAACCTGGCGCGATCTCGTCCGATGCACCTTGTTACCTCCCCAGGCCCAGATTTGTTTCATTGACGACACGTATTTTCCAAAGATGAGACGCGATCGAGTCTTTTATTTGCAGCCCCGACCGTACCAACACCGACTGAGCTTGTCGGACATTGCCCAACGCCTCAAGAAGGACTATTCCACCACCACCGTTACTGTCGACCACGACGAGGTGGCCTTGTCCAAACGTCTCATGTATTACATTCGCGAATTCTTCCACATGGCGTTGCGACGACCACACACGCAAAAACTCAAAAGCAAGTTTTGGTACAACCTCACGCAAAGAAAACGCAAATAGGTCACTTACCGGTAGGAGGTCATCCATCGATAGGACGATACATCAAATCGCTAGGTTGTGGTTCTTCCAACACGCGTTCTCCAAAACGGTCGGCTTGGTTGAGAATGTCCAACTGTTGGAGAATGCGGTCATTGGTCTTGTTGGACGAATCTTGTAAGCCAGTAAACAAGTAATTCGATTCAGGCGCAATCTCGTTCTTTTTGATTTGTCGATACACTTGATCGATTTGGTGCACCACCGTTTCCAACAGGGCCCGGTCAGGCATCATGTCGGCATGCAGCGACACTGACGCCTCCGTCAATAGACCGATGGCATAATAGAGTAAGAAACGACGGCGTTTTCCCACCGCCGTCGTGTACTTGACGCAAAATAAGCGCAACAGCGATTGCATCGTTTTTTCAATCAGCGGCGGCTGTTGACTGCCGGTCATCAATAGGACGTCCCAAAACAACCAAACGACGTCGCGCATGTACTTTGTGCCGACGGGATGCGCACGACGTTCACATGGACACGGCTCTTTGCGCTGTTTGCAAATATGTTCAAATTCCATGGCCCACTCGATCCAGTAACACGCGCGGGCCATGTCGAGGGAAAGAGGCGACACATGATAGGCGAATTCGTTGACGGCGATAAACATTTCTTTCGGATCTTTGGGTTTGAAAACGGCTTTGGCGAATTCCAGCGACGTGGCTTTGAGACGATCCGACAACCGCGTCACGTCAAAATCATTGGCGCGATTGACTTTCATGGGTTCTAAACTGGGCTTCTTGTTCGACAAGGTCAACGTGCAGACCACTTCGGCAAACAATTTGCGTATTTTGTCATGGTTACGTAATTGCAGTTCGTCCGAAACGTTGTCGACAATGTTACAGAAGACATTGTAGCGCATCTCGAGATAAACGGCGATTTTCGGATTGGCCAGGTGGATGTAGCGAGACATGTACTGGATCAAAAGATCCCACACGTCGGACAAGTGACCGGAACAAACCATTTCGGCACTCCAGTAGCACGCCGGTTCAATCTTCCCGGCATGAATGGCGTTTAAAAATTCTTTACGCACTTCCGTCATCTTGTAATTGGAAAAACTCGTTGCGCGAAAGTCATTCATGGTCCGTATATCATTAATACATGTGATCATTATAGACACATAATCACATAAAAAAAACGTGCTACAGTACGTAGAACAGGAACAACAAAAAAAAATATGGATCTCTTTTTTGAAATCGTCCAACGTGTCATGGGGGTCAGCGACGTGGTGATTCCACAGAAAAAAATCGTCTGCTGCGTCGGAGCAACAGGAGCAGCAGGAGCATTAGCAGCAGCAGAACAATATGACATGTCTGCATTTTGGCAAACGATCTATGCCCGTCCACTTACTACAGAATCAACCTTGCCTGGCTTGTCCAATGTCTGTTATCAATTTTACGTTTACATGAGTAATATTTGTCGCGATCACCGCGTAGGCGTCGACAGGTGTAAACTGAAACACTTTTACAAAATGTTTGACAATAGCTTCTATTCGACCGAGTTTCAAACCAAGGTGATGCGTGTGTTTAGCCAAAGTCAACGCGCGTATTACAGTCTGGGAAATCTGGCGCGTCGGTTTCGACTCCGGCGTGCGCGTTGCATCGTCGACCACGATCTGACGTTGACGCCGATTGATCCGACCAAACCGCATCAGTACATTTCCCTCTATCAAAATCAGGGACTGTACTTGTTCCGCATCGGCGAGTTGACCAATCTCATGGAAACGGCGCTGTGTCACTGCACCAATTTCTTTACGTCTTCCTATGTGCCGCGAAACCCGTATACCAACGAACCTTTTACGGCCGCCATGTTGTTGGCGATTTATCTTCGCATCCGTCACTCGTCACATCGCATGCCCATTTTGTTTGAACTCTTTTTTCGCAGTTCTTTCAACATGGATCATTTCATGTACAACCACGAATCCATGATTCGCGAACGGTACATTGAACGTTTGGTGCAATACGGCGACGTCGAGGTCCTGTCGCATCATATTCGCAACATGTTGCATCATGTTCACGTGTTTCCACACCTGGACGTCAAATTCCCCAAAACACACTTGGTCCGGATCTTTCGACCCTACTTGTCTCTCTATTTGGTCCACTTGTTTTCAACCTTGTATGGAGAAAAAAAGGAAAATGCGTACAATCTCTTGTACCATGGACTACATCGTCTCATGAACTACAATCCGCGATTGGGTCGTCGCATGATTCTCAAAGAAAAAAGAGTGAATGAAAAGTTTGTCATGGTGTCGCCGCCGCAAAACGCCGTCGACGGTTATGTCGAAGTCTTTTCGATCGACATACCTCCTCCTATGCAAGATTGTTATGGACGGTTTCCGAGTCCGAATCACGACGACGACTCTGACTCTGACTCTGACTCTGATGACGACGAAGAGCAAGAAGAGGACTATGATATCTAGAAAAATGTGCCGAACCCACCTCCCAAGACGCCATTGGCCGCCATCGGACCCGAATCCATGTAACTCGCCGGAGCCGACGCCGACGACGCGCGTTGCTGCTGTTGCTGCTGCTGCTGAGCAGCAACGGGTGCAGCGGGTGCCGGTGGGAACATGTCCGACTGCATGCCACTGTGATCCAAGAAATCCGCTTGACTTGGAACGTGCTGTCCCCCGCGACTGTTGCCACCGCCCATTTTGCCCTTGGGTTCGGGACCGTTCCACAGTTCGGTGACCCGATCGACCACAATGTTGACTTTGATGCCGAGTTTCGTTTGAATACTCAGCACAATCACCAAAAACGCCAAAATGACATTGGTCAGAATCAAATTGTCGTACTTGAACCCACTGTACGTCGGCACAAAGGTGATGATGCGATGAATGATGATGATACCGCAAAACATGACCACGATTTGGATGAAGATTTCGACTAAAAGTTCGAGCGACGACTTGTCCGAATCTGCTTCTGGCACGAAGCGCTGGATCATTTTGTTCAGAATGACAATGGGGACCACACCTAAAGAGGCGTACTGCACCACATTGAAAATTTCCGCTTTGCCTTCGTCGGAGGTTGAAAATACGTGTCCCAAAAACGATTTCCGATTGATTTCACGTGCTTCGTTTAAAATATCCATTTTGATATACGCGCAGATAAAACATTTGTTGCTAAAGAATACCGTCGCTGCTGCAGCCGCTGTTGCCTCGTATACACCATCCAAAAGAGGTAGACGACGGTCACCGTCAAAAATGCGCCGCGAAAGACATCGCTCTTCGGAACAAAGTTGCGCAAGGACAAGAGGTAGATGACAAACCCGAGGACAAAGGCGATCCATACGGGCGGTGGCACAAAGGAGCTGCGAAGCGACACCACGGCGAGAGATGCGGTCATCACCACCATCAGTCCCGCGATGACCACCTCTACCACCGATTTGCCGAAAATGTCCGATGCGTCGTCCAAACTCATGGCCGCTTCACCGAGGGTATACGACGGATCCGTCATTTTCCGGTAGATGTAAGTGACAACGCACTCGTCTTTGAACAGCAACCACGAAATCACAAGGAGCAAGACGTAGATCATGTAGACAAAGTCGTATTTGCTCGGCAAGACAAACGCATAAATGGCAATAAACACTGTCCACGCTGAATGCAACAATCCGACCAACATTTATTTATTTATGTATCCATCTAAAAATGTGCGCAGCCAAAGCGGACATTTTCTGGACGGGTTCTCTATATGGTAGACACCAAGAAGTTGGATCCTCGAGTGTGGGGGCCACACTACTGGTTTTTCTTGCACACCGTCGCACACACTTATCCTGTGGTGCCGAATGCCGTCACCAAACGGAAATACTACGACTTGATCCAGAACATGCCGCTGTTTCTACCCGATGCGGAAATGGGCAATCGTTTTAGCACATTGTTGGACTTGTACCCCGTATCGCCGTACCTCGACAGCCGCGACTCTTTTATTCGGTGGATGCATTTCATTCACAACAAGGTCAACGTCGCACTGGGCGAGGAAGAGTTGACCCTGCCCGAGGGCTTGGAAAAGTACTTGGACCAGTATCGTGTGATCACGACCGATCCCCTTGCGAAACGGCCGTCCTGGTGGCGCGTAAGTGAGCACTGGTTGACGCTGGGCTTGATTGTGCTTGCGTGCACCATCATCTACTGGATACTCTAATTCCCAGTACGCCGCCTCAGTTGTTGTTGTGATGCTAAATGTTGTTCGATATCTCCCTGTAATTTTACTTCTTCATCATTGGTATTACATCTGTTATATGTATGATTCCAACTATATGATAAATCGGCACAATCTTGTTCTTCCTTTGTATTGCACCTATTTTTAAAATCATTCCATTTTTCAGGACACTTTGTCTGTTCTTCTTTAATATTATTGCATCTATTTTTTTTTGTATTCCAACTATACTGTTTATATTCACACTGTTCTTTATCGGTGTTGCACCTAGTTTCTTTACTATTCCAATAATAATTTTTTTCGTCACATTTTTTACGTAATGGGCATGCTTTTTCCCATAGAGGTTTTGCAGGGCTACTAACGTGAGGCCTTAACATTTGTGCGCACAATTTTTCATTTACAAAGAGTCCTTCGTGCACGTCTACCGACCAGCATGCCATGAGCAAGACGAGTATTACGGGCAACAAAAGTATAATCCATGCTAAAACACTCAAGCCGCGCGAGCACAACCAATTGAGCAAAAACGTCCAAATAACAATGAGCACCGATTTCGTAATCAACGTTAGGGCACTCATTCCTACGAAAAACACAATGTACATAACCAAGGCCACAGAAACAACCAAGTAGACGATGGCGGGAGTGCAGAGAGAGTTCGCCCTAAACTTTGCCATTTGTTGCCTATATACTTACTGTAGACTAAAAAATTTGGTCGTTGCCTTTAGACAAGAAAACGAAATTAGCAAAGTAGTGCGCCGTCTTTCACGAAGGACAACGCACTCTCCCCCTCCATGATGGGTCGATGAACAAGGTGATCTTGCAAAAAAATAGGCGACTATTTCAACAACCAATGCGTATTGAAATCGTCCTCTTTCTGTTGGCCGCAGCGGCCATCTGGTACGTCTACACCGACGGCAAATACGTCAAGCTCTTGCTGCAAAAAAAGACGGAATACATGAAGTATTTGCACATGGGCGGCATCGTCGTCGGCACCTTGTTTTTGTACTGGCTGATCAAAAAGAACCCCAACGATACGTCGAAAATGATACAGACCACGCACGAGTACATCAAGTACTTGCCCATTGACGGCGACACCAAATCCATGCTCTCGCCCATTTTGGATTTCACGGCGAAACACACGTATGCGGGGGACGGCGTGTCGGCCCAACAACCCGTGGTGCAAGTGCCTGGCTATGCAGAACGCCGCGTCTTGGCGTCGGGCTCTGGATCCGCGGATGCGGCGGCCTCGGGAAAAACGAAGCGGTCCGTGAGCGAAACCAAGAAGAAATTCGTCGCCTCGCGACAGAATTGGAAATGCGGGGATTGTGGGCAACAGCTGAATGCCTGGTTCGAGGTCGATCACAAAATCCGGCTCGAACATGGGGGAAGCAACCACGTGGACAACTTGGTGGCCATGTGCCGCGAATGCCACGGACACAAGACGACGATTGAAAATTTATGAAAAACTATTAGGAAGGAATTATACTTCCAACTGAATTAATCGTACTACTACTTGGAGTGAAAAAGTTTTACAGATTTGACTTGAGATTTGCACTCTTTCGTGTATTATCGCGGGTTTTGCGACCTACCAGACTATTTTTGGATTTCATCCGTTTCCCACTTCTGGTCGGTCGCACATTTTTTTTGTTTCTGCGAGTTTGCATATATATTCTATATTCATACTTTAATCCGAAATGTCCAAGCGTCAAGACCCCATAAAACGCAACACTACGCTAAAACTGCAACGGGTGCCTGTAGTCAGTACGACGCAGCCCATTATTTTAGACGATCATCTCGCCAACGTTCCGCCCGAGTCCAACTCTTATCTCCGTCAGAAGGAAAAGCTGGAACACGACCATGTCAAACACTTGCCCGCCGAACTTCAGTCATTGTTGCCCACCTTGGATGACCCCAACTTTGCAACTAAACTGGTGCAACACGCCGAGTTTCATGCTCCGCCCAGCGACCCCGTCTTGGACGTGGAAAAAGAATCCGACCAAGTTTGCTCTTCCAACGACGACGTCGACGTCGACGACGACGATCAATTTCTTCCGCACCAGCTCTTTGTCCGCCAGTTTCTCAGTCCAAAATCGCCCTACAACAGTCTCTTGCTCTACCACAGTGCCACCGCCAACCAGTACTGTGCTGCCATTGGCGTGGCCGAAGAGTGGCGTCAACAGCAAGAACAAAAAATTGTCGTGGTGACTTCCCGTCCCGACGACTTTCGCAGAACACTTTTTCAACCCAAGATGTTGGAACCGGTTGGCAACGATCGTGTCGTGGCAAAGTTGGGATGCGCCACCGAAGGTTTGTTGCGCGACGTCAATCCGCTCAACCGCCCCTTGTCCATCGATCAAGCCGTCCAACAAATTCAAGACTTGATTGAAAATGCGTATGAGTTTGTTGGTTCTTTCCCCGAAGGCACGACGTCGCCAACCTTGATTGTGCTCGACAATGTTCCCGTCACAACGGAAATGTTGAACACGATTCGCGGTCAGAAACTCCTCTTGCTCTCGGCGTTTCCCATGCGCCACTCGCCCACTGAAATCATTCCTCTCGTGAATTTGATGAATGCCAACGATGGACGCGGTACCATTGACAAAAACGAAGTGTTTGATCCCAAGACGCTGCAATTCGTCGACGAGCACAAGGAAAATGGCCACTATGTCCAAGAAGGTGGTTATGACTTGCTCAAACGCAAATTGACGGGCTACGTGTCTTACTTGCGCAGCGAAACGCCCTATACGCACGCCCTGCGCTTGTACCCCGACGTCTTTGCGCCCGATCGCGTCTTTCGCGAAAGCACGTCGCTGTTGCAGTCCGTCGCCAACCTTTTTGCGTCGCCGTTTGTGGGATCCAAAGCGGTGGTTCCCATCGAGTATCCCGACAAGCAAATTCACGGCGAACCGTTTGGTCCATCGACCCCCCGACTCCGTCACTTGCCCATGTACTTGACGGCGCTGGGGGAAGAGCAAGATCAAATTTATACCAAAACACTCCAAGGCGTCCATGCCAGCGATTCCCTGAAACCATTGTTGCAGGATCTCATCATGACCTATCCTTTGCCTGCTCTTTCCGGAAATGACGTCGAGAGAGCGACGTTGGACGACTGGATAAAACCTTCATCGGGTACACGCTTCGAGTACCGTTATCCCAACGAACGCATTTTCTCTCCCTCACGCCTCTCGAAATTGAGCGGGAAATTGTCGTCGGTCTGCCAAAGTTTAGCAGCTTCAGCAACAGCCGGAAAGCGCATTCTCGTGGTGGCGTCCAGTGTGAAAGAGGGTCTGTTGCCCTTGGCACTCGCCTTGGAAGAGGCGGGTCTGGCGGCACCCCTTGATGGCACTCCGTTGCTGACTGCTGCTGCAGCTGGAGGTCGTCCGGTGCGTACGTTTGGATTTCTCTTGGTTGACGAGGGCGTCGTCGAGGGCGTCGAGGGCTTACAGATAGACACTGCGGACAAGGCAGACATTGTGCTCGCGACGTTTGCGAGTTTGATTCCTCGTATCCACAACATTCGCCAAATCCACATTCTCGACCCCCCCGCCTACCTCCATCGCATGGAAGAGATGATTGCATCAGCCATTTACCCGCGCAGTCATTGCGGCCTGCCCTTTGCGCAACGCAACGTGGAAATCTACATGCACGCCTCCGTCTCGACCACTGCCAGCATCGCCACGCATGAAATGGCCGATGTCTATGTGTATCGCACGTTGACGGACGCGGCCATAGCCATGGGTCGTGTGACGCGACTCATGAAAGAAGTTGCCGTCGACTGTCTGTTTCAGCCGCGCGATTTTTCCATGGAGCACATGGGCACGGTCGACAAAAACCGCAATGTGGAAATCCAGACGGCGTCCATGCCCAAGCTCACGTTGCAAGTGGTGGGTGGCGATCGTCCGTACAGTGCCGTGTGCGACTACATGCAAACATGTACGCTGCCGGCGTGGTCATCGGCGCAACAACGCCCCACCTGGAAAGCACCCATGTTGTTGACCGACGACGTGCAACCATTGCCTCAAATTACCCAGCGTCTACGCCAACTCTTTCAAGAAAAGACGGTCTATCCTCGGACAGACTTGTTTGCGGCGATCCAACGGCCGCGGCTCTTTCCGCTCGAGGAAGTGATGCGCGAATTGGCGCGGCTAATCGCTACCAAAAGTGACGTTTTCTATGATCAGTACGGACGTCGCGGATATCTTGTGTCACGGGGCAGCGTCTATGCGTTTCAACCCGTGGAAATCACCGATACGTATAGTGGCGCCCATGACCGCACCGTGCCCGTCGAGACCAAACCTCTGAAACAAGGCGGTCAAGGAACCAAAGGAACCAGAAGAACAAGAGGAGGAGACATGGCCCTCTACGTCGACGTGGCCACGGGCGACAGCGACGTCCAACTGAAAGATCCGTGGTACCAAACCGTGCGTGAATGGTTCAATGAATTGCAGTTGGTGCATCATATGACGCCCTCCCAAATCCGCAAAATTGTGGTGGATCACGCACTCGAAGTCATGGACGAAAAAGAGCAAATTGCATTGTTGAAACGAGTGTACTCGAAAATACAGGCTCCTGCCGCAAGTTCAACCGAACAACGCATCCGCGAGTCGCTCAATCGCCGTTTGATTCACGACAACACTACTGAAGAGGGGTCGTTGTGCAAACTCGGACCTCGCACCTACCGTCAAACCAGCCCCGATTCTTGGGTCCAGGTGCACAACATGCCTCCTTCTCAGGGTCAAGGATGGTTGGACGACGACGGACATTTGCATCTTTGCTTCTTGCAGAAAAAGGGTGCTCCAGCAGCCAAAGACATTCCGAAGAAAGATTTGTTGATTTTCTTGCAAAACGAAGAGTTCGAGGGCCTCTTGAATGTCTCGACCCATTTGGGAAAACGCAACGTCACCTTGCCACAGCTGCTCGTCTTGATCGAAGTCTTGCTGCGTCACAAGCAACTGCAGCAGTCGACAAACAAAACAAAACAGTGGTTCGAATAACACATCTGTGAACACTACCTATGAGCAAGTTTCAAGGACCCATTGAAAACGTGTCCATCGCGGTTCATGATCCCAACGTACCGTTTCCCGACGGTTTCTCCTACGACGACGCCAATGGCCACTTTGGCGTCGTGAACATCAAGGTGCACAGCGACGTAGCGATCCCCACGGGCATCTACCTGGTCAACATGGAAAAAGATGGATCGGGGTCCATGACGTGTCGGACCAACGACGGCCGTAGTCGCGACGATCACGTCAAGGCCACCATCTGCAACGCCATTCGCGCATTGACCAAGATTGCAACCGAGAATCCGCACATTCAAATTTATGTCAAGCTCTCTGATTTTGACACCTCTGTGTATTCAGTGCTCGAGTTGTCGCAAGTGAGCTGCGACAATGTCGAACAATTGGTGTCGACCATCATGAACCGTCAACTTCCCAACCAATCGACCAACCTGGAAGCGGCGCTTCGCGATTCCGTCCAGTCGTGCGACGCGTTTCTTGCAATCCATCCCGACGCGCACATTCTTTCTGTGCTGACGACCGACGGCGAGGCCAACAATGGCGAATGCAACAAGTACCGTTTGCAGGAAATCGTCCAAGGACGCCCTTACCCGACGGTTTGCGTTGGCTATGGCGCCGAGCACAATGCGGACTTGCTCATTACCGTGGGGTCGTCGTATTTTTACGTGGCCGATTGGGAGCGTGCGGGTGAGCCCGTTGGCGAGATGTTGCAAAACTTTTTGTTTATTGCCATGCAAGATGGGAAACTAGAAATTCGCGGCGGAGAAATTTGGGACGGCGACCGCTGGACCGACGTGCTCTACATAGGAAACGTGATTGGCGGATCCTGCAAGACATACAGCGTGCGATCCACCACCCCGGAAGTCATGAGTGTCCACCTTTCTGGGTGGCACGCACAAGCCGACATGGTTGAAAACACGGCGACATTTCCGGGAAGCTATACCGATTTGACGCGCGACGCGTTTCGTCACGCGACGGTGATTCTATTGAAAAAGGCGCGCGACATGTTGGCCATGGATCTCGTCGGTCCGGTCCACCCGGAATATAGCGACCAGTACGCTGCGGACATGGAACGTTATCAGAGCGAAATGACTGCGTACGAGCAACGTGTGCAGGCACACAACGACGAGAAAAAGGTGCTGCGCGACAAGATCAAGGTGTTTTTTCGTTTGATGAAGGATTACGCCAAGGACAAGAGGATGGAACACGAGGCGTTGATGAAGCAACTGTTGGACGACGTGTACACTGTATGGCTCGCCATGAGCAGTCGATTCACGAAAAACGAGGCGCGGGCCTTTACGCAGGCCAAGTATTTGTGCAATGAGCGCCAGCTCTCCAACAATACCTCGGCACGATCTGCAACACAGACGACGCCGATGAGGATGCAGCGTAAAAATACAGGGCCGGCAATGCCTGTGCCAATGCTGCGTACGCCGACGTCCATGAGCCATCCGGGCATGCAAGACGAAGACGAAGACGATGAGGAAGACGATGAGGACCTGGACTACGAGCTCACGGATGGTGTCGTCTCCGCCTACGCGACCCAGTCGTCGGTGACCATGATGCAAGAAGTGAGTAGCGCGCGTTCGTACTAGAATTGAAATAGCCGTCGTTACGGATTATCGTAAGAATCATGTGAATCATATTGTCCTTCTGGGACATATAGGAACGAAACGACCCCATAAAAAACTTTCAACCAAAGTTTGATCAAAAAAAAAGCGATTTGGACATTTTTGGGAATTTTAAAAATGTCCAAAATGAAAATTTACAAGAAAAGTTTTGGAAACGCACGTTTTTTGGCCCTCCTTACGAAGCCAGTCACAATCTCTGAAAAGTTTGGACAAAAAACACCTTACTGACCCGAAAATGGGTTTTGGACATTTTTTTGGACATTTTTCTCAGTAAGAGCCCGTCCATCAACGGATCGTTGGGATGTGACCTGTTGAGTCACAAAAAGGGGCGACTCAAAAGAGTGAGTAAAAAGTACAAAAAAGTACTATTTTGAGTAAAAATGTCCAACGTGACTGGTTTATCGTAACATTACTTTCGTCCATAGAGACCATTTGTGACTGAAAAAGGGGTAGTGAGTAAAAAGTACAAAAAAGAACTATTTTGAGTAAAAATGTCCAACGTGATTGGTTTATCGTAACGTCGCCTTCGTCCACGGAGACCATTTGTGACGGAAAATGGGGGAGTGAGTAAAAAGTACAAAAAAGAACTATTTTGAGTAAAAATGTCCAACTACACTGATTTATCGTAACGTCGCCTTCGTCTACAAAGACCATTTGTGACGGAAAATGGGGGAGTGAGTAGCAGGAACAAAACGTGAGTACGTCGATTATCAAGGGTATCCTTGACGGATTGGTGACGACAGAATTGACGGATCGGGAGGATTTGTGCGTGCCACCCAAACTGATCTGAGGCGTCTATGAACAACATAAAGAAATGTAGGAATAATACAGAAAAAAAAAATGTTGAATTGCGAATGTGGATACAGTTGTAAACGCGCGTACAACTTGGACCGTCATCTCACGTCGAAAAAGCACGACGCAAATATGATGGATATACACATGAAAACGTGCATTGACACCAACGGAATTTATACATGCGGTTTGTGTGCATATTCGACGCAATTTACGACGAATTTTCGGAAGCATTTGCTTTCCACCAAGCATAAACAGCACCCCACACCGCACGAAGAAAAACCCGTGATGTTGATTGAAGTGATTGAAATGTTCATGAAGTATCAGTCGGAGCAAGTGAAACACCAATCGGAACAGGTGAAACACCAGTCCATTCAAAATACAGAAATGTTCAAAGCTCTCGCCGAGCGCATCAATGTAACGACGACGTCCAACGCTGCCACGGTCGTCGTCCCACAAAACGTCATGATGGTGGAAAACAATAACAATAGTCATAACAAGAATTTCAATTTGAATTTCTTCTTAAACGAAGAGTGCAAAAACGCAATGAATGTGTCCGAGTTTATTCAAACTGTAATCATCACCTCGGAAGATCTTGAAAAAATTGGCGAATTGGGATACACCGCCGGCATGTCAAAAATACTGAGCAAAGCGATTCAAAACCAGGAAACTACAGAACGTCCGTTGCACTGCACGGATGTCAAACGAGAGACCATTTATGTGCGCAAGGACAATACGTGGAAAAAAGATGAAGACTGTGAAGAAACCAAGCGTCTGATTCAACATATTGCGCACAAAAACTACAAGGCGTTGAACGAATGGTCCATCGATCATCCCGAACACACGCAATCAGACACGGAGGATTACGAAGCGTGGTATCGCATAAGTCGCAACATGTGTAATACCGATCCGTCGGCGCTGAACAAATTGGTGCGTCACTTGGCGTCCATGACGGCCGTCGAAAAACAATCCGATGTGGTTGTAAACACCACGAATCCAGTGGCCTAGTGCGTCGGCGTCGAAGGCGACGTCCAAACCCGTTTTACAAACGCGTCGTGACACTGGGTCCAACAGGATTCATTTTCTGGCGTGTCGGAAATCAACAGGGATGTACATCGTGTGCTAAAATCGGCCGAACTATCGCGCGGAAGAAGCGACGGCAAATTGGAGATACAAATGACGTCCACTGTTCCGCATCGTCGCACAGGGTTTTCCCACGTCGTTTCTTCTGTATACAAGTGTCGCATGGGATGATTGTCTTTGGTCACGTCGCAACTAATATCCACCATGATTTCGGTGGACAGTTGATCCCAGACTTGTTCGCTACTCTTCGGATCCAATTTGATGCAGTTGAACGTGATTGCAAATGACCCTTTTTTAGCATCGTTTCGTCCGAGGAGTGTCGCCGACGACGAAAGTCCCACGTAGTCCAACACATGGCGCACGCCCCGTGCGCATTCACCGCCACATCCAACAATGGCAATCGCCGGATCCAGGGTGGTGGGTGCTGCGAAAATTTCTCCACAAAGGTGGTTCATGGCCGATTCGTACGACGTCCAGAGCACGAGCGACGACAACGGGGGGCGTCCTTCTTTGCGACGTACGTACTGCAAGAGTCCCAAGATGCAACCGCAGACTCCCGCATAAAACCCAAACGAAATGCATCTACGACGACGACGACAATTCGCGTCGCCGCCGTAGAGGAAATATTCCATGTCCCACAAGACACTTCCCGATGATCGAAAGGCCTCCAAGATGTCGGTAGCGCCCCATTGCCCTTTATAACTGTGCGAAAAATACATGTGATGATGTCGATGTAAGTGGGCAACGTCGATGCTCTTTAGACCAAGGATCAAGGTATAGTCTGGATCCAACCCATCGCGTCGTCGCGTTTCATACCACGTCGACATGGTTACTACGCCCCCCGCATCTTGGTACTCTTGATCCGAAAACGCCCGATGCCGACACGATTGCACATACACCGGAATGCCAGAATCCACCAACCGTAAAACATCGCGAGGTACAATTGGCGCGCGATATTCGTGCGCGGCCGTTTCTGCGCGTAAAAACACGGCCATGCACTGCTGAATCATCTCTTTCTATACTTTATCCGATGCAATCTTCTTTCCCCGATCCAACGACGACGATGAAACTACCCTCGTTGGAAAAACACGGCAAGTACCGCAATACTTATCAGCCCAACACCCTGTACTGGGGCATGGGGATCGAGCACGAAGTTTATCTTGAAGTGGTCGACTTAAAAATGACGGTACCGACAGACTATTTCTTTTCTCGCCATCAACCGGAGCGATACAGCCATGACTACATTCGACAGAGTTACAAAGTCGGCGTCTACGAGGCGGCCATCGTAGAGTGGATTCAACAATTCCAACAAGGAGTCGTGCATGTTGCTCTGCCGGTACTGATGAAATCGCACAGTTTTCTCAAAACCGATGTTCAAAATGAACCGCAAACGGTCTATTCAAAAACGACGCCGCCCAATCCTAAATTCAACGGCAAAACCTTGTTGGAATCGTTGCAAGAAGTGGATCCGTATTTTGTCGACACCTTGGGCAAAGAATGGGTCTTTGACGGCGACACGATTGAATTCAATACCTTGGCTTTTTTCAACACGACACTCGACGCCATGATGGACGAGCTGTCCACCACCCAACAGACGTTTGTGCAACATCTCAACGCCGCTTTGGCTCAAATTCCCAACAAACACGCCGCCTTGGAAACGTCGCGCATCGACATCATGCGACACAACTATGCGTTTGCCTTGTACATGACCAACGTCTCGAATGTCAACATGTTTAACAACGGCACCCTGCACTTTAACCTGACGTTGCCGACGCAACTCGACGCCTCGTGCAACATTGTGAATATCGTTGAGTTTACCCAACAGCACAAACGCGCCATCCATGCCATTCAATGGCTGGAACCGCTCATTGTGGCCGTCTACGGTTCTCCCGATCCGTTTTCCGCCTTGATCAACATGCCCGATTGTTTCTCGAAAGCCTCGCAGCGATGCGCCGTGTCGCGATACATTGGTTTGGGTACCTACGACACGGACAGCATGTCGGTGGGCAAGTGCAATACAGTGCCGACTGCGCCCACCCATGCCCAGCAACGCTGGTTTCCACTGACGTACTTGAAGCTACCCGACATGGGTCTGGACATTAATTTCCGCAAACACCATAATCACGGCATTGAGCTGCGATGTCTGGACCACATTGGTGATCCTGCCAAAATCCGCGAGGTCTGGCTTCTGTTGATACACTTGATGGATGTGGTGCTGGCGTCGTCTCCCGACGATTTTTTAAAACGTCCCACGGCGGATCCTGTGTGGATCGAACTGACGCGACAGTGTATGATTCACGGAGCGACGTATGTCTTGACCGACGTCGAACGCGATGCACTGGATGCCGTGTTTGGAACAACCACGTCGCCGCACGGAGACATTCGTGAGGTGTTGGCCGAATGGCAGCGACAGTGGACGCGCCGTTTCCAACGCTCGGAAAAACGAGACGACGGGACGTGGTGTGTGGTTCCTACGGGTGGATTTTCGCAATTCGTGCTGCGACCGCAAGTCCTCTTGGACAAACAAGAGATAGCAGCAGCAGCATGCTCCGTTTGTTGTCTACAATCTTAGTTGAACCCGCAGGTCTTGTGGATATGTTGGATTGATATATTATATAATATTATATAATATACACTACATTGCAACAAGCGTGTTTATTCAGACCCGGAGTTTGAGCGGTCGATCGTAAAGACAATATCATCGTATCGGTTCTTGTTGGACCGCAAATCATAGCATTTCACAAACTGTTTCAAGTGTTCCGGAACTTCTTCCTTGAGAATGTCCAACCACCTTATGTCTTGCACGTCCTCAATCACTAAAATTCCATCGTCTTTCATGATTTGCGAGTACAGCTGAATAAAACGTTTCATCGAGTCCAGGGTGTGAGGGCCATCGTCGAGTAAGAAATCGCACTTGATGTTCTTGCCTAAAAACTCGCGAGCGAAAAAGTCGGCATCGTATGCATTACTCGACGTGTATAATACCACTCTCGTGTCGTCTATCAACTCGTCCATGACTCGGTGAATCGGGAGAATGTCCAAAGCGTAAACTGTGGCTTTCGTGAAATAATCTCTCCACAGTTTGATGCTTCCGCCATTCTTGTCACCGAAATCGCCGATTCCAACCTCAAGAACATGCGTTGCAGTGTCTCTCTTCTTTTCCAAGAGTTTCTCGTAGAGATCCAAGTAGGAGTGCGAAGTGTCCTTATCCGTAAAACCAGAACCGTGGGATAAAACCAATGCTTTCAAGTTTGACATGGTGGTATTATAGAATTTCTTATATATTTAAAAGTTGAGAATTCAACGCGACCAGGTCACGCAGCACTTTACACCAAGAACCCAACAAAGTTTGATGATTATTCATTGGAACCTCTTTGCCCGAATGTGCAGTAGGTAAGGAGGGATTCAAACCCGCTTCGCGGGCTCTTACGCGTGGTCAAGGTCACGATGAACAAATCTGGTTCCGGATTTAATACATAGGTTTCTTATTCATCCCCTCTTTCAAGGTCGTCATTTTTTCCTTGTGGGCCATACCCTCGAAAAGTCCGTGGGTCGCCTTCCACACCATCTTGTGTGTAAAGACCCAAATGAGGGCAAAGACCAGGGCGTGGGTGAGCGCCACCGTGATCTTGCCGCTCTTGGGAGGCAAGGAAAGGAGCACTCCGGGTGTCAACACGAAAAAGAGCAAAAACGCATACACGAACATGAATGGATTGAACATGTTCTATGGTACACGACGAGAAAATAAAAAAAACTACTAAATGGTTGGAAAGTACTCCCAGTCCAAATCGTTGCAAACCGCTTTCCAGATCATGTCTTGTTCCAATTGCTTGTCGCGGTCCTTCATCATCGGAATGTACGGCAAATACTGTGTCTGGTCCAACAGAACACAGAGCTGGTAGAGAGTGTACGTGTAATTGAAGAAATTGGTGCGGTTCGGCGGACAGTGAATGGCCCAGGGCTGTTGGATTTCGATAAACAAGACGCACAACGTCTCGTGCAACTCTTCCGTCATGACGGGGGGTTTGATGCCAAAGAGGGAATTGATGAATTGAATGTGCTCAAAGTACTTGTTGAGTCCTAGTTTCCTGAGAATCTCGCGCATCTTGTCGTAATTGATGAGTTTCATGTCGGTGATGCGTTCCTTTTTGATGCGCGCGCGAATGGTTTCGATGACTTCGGGGGGAATTTGCGTCGTTTCCTTGGCCTGGAATTGCGACAAAATTTCCTTGAAATGGTTGAGACGAATGTAGGCCGTGTAGGACACTTCGTTGGGCGGTTCCTTGTTGTTGGGTTTGGCGATTTCGACCATGTGCATGACAAATTTGCCGCATTTCGCGTCGTTGCAAATCAAAATACCGTCTTCTTCTTGGGGCACCATTTCGCCGTGATCGCAAAAGGGACATCGGTCAGAGCTAGGCACCACCTCTTGGGTATAGTCGAGATTGACATTTTTCCAGTACTGTTGGTAAAACTTGCGCGATTGAGCATACGACGAACTTTGTGTAACGTCTTCGCGATCCAAGGTGATGGATTTGATTTTGAAAAAAGAGTTGAGTACATTGACCTGTTTCGGTTCCGACACGTTGGAAATCTGCTTCTTTTGTTCAAAGTAGTCGAAAATATACCGCGAGTTTTGCAAGAGATACGTCTTTTTCTTCGTCTGCAGTTGATGGATCTGCGCCTGTTTCTTGACGATTTGATCACGGCATTCCATAATCTTGTCAATATGAAGGTGGTTCTCTTCGAGCGTGCTCTTCAATGCGGCGATTTCGTTGCGAAGTTCGGGAATGACGACGGTTTCGTCGTGGTGGAATTCCGCCATCAAGTTGCTGTGTTTTTCATCAATGGAAAAGAGGGTTTTTTTCGCAGCGGCGGCGGCAGCGGCTTTGGCCATTTTTTAAATTTTAACTGGACCAATGCTTATATCCCTTTTCATGTTTTGCGTTTGTGGCATGCTTGATGCACCACTTGACAATTCTCCTTGACCGTTTCACCGCCGACAATCCATCCCACAATGTGATCTCCCTCATACTTTTGATTGGGTCGAATGATTTCTTTGCAAAGGGTACAGAGGTTGTTTTGTTCGCGCAACTTTTCCGCAATCATGGCTTTGGGAAAACACCGAGGCAAAGCGGTATTGCCAACCTCTTCGAGAATGATTGTGTCGATCAATTTCACCAGTTTGCGTTGAAACTCGGCGTTGCGCGTCTTGCACTCCAAGACTTGGTGGATCACCAACTCTTTGGCCAACACTTGGGTCTTGAATTTGTTGACCAGGTTGGCCAGATGACGGCTGATGCGCGCGTCGTCTTTGACCAGCGCCACCGTGCGCATGATGATCGTCGTCACCGCCACAATGTCTTCGTTGACATTGTCCAACAGGCGTGCCTCGTCGACGTAATTGTGTTGGGCCTTGCGAATGCGTTCAATCATCTCTTTGTAATGCGCCCCGTGCGTCGAGAGAAACGTTTTCACTTGCTCGGACGTCTGACCCAAATTGCACAGTAGCCATTTTCGCTTAATGTCCGACAAGGACGAGAATCTTTCGGGCAAATGGGGTTCCGAGAGCGCCAGCCATTTCATAGCGTGCACTTCCAATTTTCCGCGACTGCTTTTGGCGTAATTAAACAATGTCGTGTTGAGAAACGGTTGAATCTGCGGCGTTAGCCATTGGTAAAATTCGTTGTAGATGGGTTTTTGAAATTCGAAATCGTTCAGACTGACCGAACTCCGGTTCAAGAGCGTCGACATTTCTTGCCATTTCTCTTCGTCCATGTATGACGGATCCAGAATGTTGACAAAAAAGTTGTAGTGCCGAATGCGACTCTTGTCTTGTGCGTTGAGGTCGTCGAAGCGTTTGCCGTGGTACTCTTCGGGAGACAAATCCAACAAATATTTGCCGTCGATTGCAAATTGATTGTCGAGAAAGCTCGTGGATGTGGTTACACGGTGAACGCCGTCCATGACTTCTTCGGTATGCTCGTCGTCATTCTGAACGGTCCAAACGGGATTCATGGCGCGGTTGAGCAAAATGGTCTCGATGAGTCGCGTCTTGAGTTTGTCCGACCAAGCCTCGTACTTGCGATTAAACGGCGGCTGCAAATTCACAAAGGTTTGATTGGCCGCCAAAGCCCGCTCTTTGTCGCTGCGCAAATGCATGATGCTCAGCGACACGTGCTCTTGCATCGTCGGTGTGTCGCACGAGGTGTTCACTTCGAGCGACAGAAAAAAACGTAGGTTGAAACTCTATAAAGATGCAGTGTCTTGTGGCGTCGTCTTCGCGTCTTGTTGCGCAATGATATTATTTACATAGTTTTCTGCTCCCAATATTCCAATATCTGAGCAATTCTTCTTTTGATTCAAGTGTTCTAAAACCTGTTTTTTTTTGACATAGTCCATCGTAATAGTTTCTAAATATTTCATACACTTTTCTTTTTGTAGAGTACAAACTTCATCATTACTTAGTCCTATCCCTCCTCTTTTTACGGATAGTCGTCTTCGACGGATTACGCGTGTGCGTTTGTTGGATCGTTTTGAACGACGTCGGACAGACGGCATATTCTATATGGAAAGAAAGAAATTTCCATGCTATATTTGCAAGAACGTGCGCTGACTCAATCTCGAAATCGGGTTCCAGACAAATTGAAAATACGGATTGGCGGGTGTCGGTAATCCCGACACGACAGTTTCCATCAAGTAGTACACCATGTCGGTCAATTTGTTCATATGCGCCTGATCCATGGGAGGTTGACCTTGTGTATAAGACTGAAATTTTTTTATAAACGCGGCGGTTGGAACGCCAGTGCTGCTATCGAAATACGTTTCAATGTTCTTGATCAAGTAGTCATTCAACAGTTTCTCGTCATATGGTGGCCCGACCACTTTAATATTGTCTATTTTGGCGCTACGGATTCCATTGTTACCACGTCGAGACGTCAAGTCGGCGGGCTGAACGGTGGCCACATTGGATGGGGTGCCATCCTCTTGATCCTCGGTAAACAAGGACCACCATTCGGCCAAATCGCGCTTATTCAAGTTTTGCGTCATGACTCCGACTTGGGTGGGAGAGGTGATATTCTTGGGCGCGGACTCGGGTGTTTTCGCCGACATCAAGGCGGCGTCGATGCATGACGTCGGACAGGGTTGACCACATGGACCTTTGACGTTACAGCCCGCTGTGGTTTCTTGTCTACCCTTTGCGACAGTTTTGCTGGCGCTACCGGAGCCACCGATGGAACTGCCGTCGCTGCCCGTAGTGGTGCTACCGGAGCTACCGGTGCTTCCGGCGCTACCGGTAGTAGCCCTGCTGCTGCTGCTACTGCTGATACCGAATGTACCGTAGGGTTGAATTGTCGAATTATACAACAAGCGTGCAGTGTTGGGATCGCTCCAAACGATGGGGGGCCATACCATGTCGGCTTGTTCGGCCACAGAGGTGGTCGCGCATCGGGGAATGACCTGTCGTATGACGTAGTAGGCAACGTCATTGAGCTTGTACAAGGTTTGCGGTTGGACGACTGAAGTGTTGTATGGAATTTGCAGCTTTCTCAAGAATAATTCGCGCGTCTCATCAAAAGGATACCCCTCTTGGTCAAAGTACGTGTCCATGATCCGATCGACCATTTCGTTCAATCCCGCGGTCTTTCGAAATGCAGAACCGGCAAATACCGACCGACGTTGGTCACCAGGATGGCGCAGAGGGTCCAGGGGTCCCACCCGCCCAATCTCCAAACTTTCCACGGCGCCGCCGGCGCTGGCGGCGGCATACCGTCCAATACAAAACCCCATTGCTGCCACCAACACAATCGCTAAAATGATGACCCAATTTCGACTTAAATACATTGTTAGTATATGTAAGGAAAAATGATTCCGCGGTTGGGACCGTATACCGTAAACTCTCGACGACTGGTCGTGGCGGGATCGTTTGGGCAAATCTATCGCGGAACGCATGGGCGCACAGGCACAGATGTCGTGATCAAGGTCGAGCGTGCAGATGCTGGTACGCCCCTACTGAAACACGAATGCAACATCTTGTACTATTTGTCGGATCGAGGCTGTGACAATGTTCCCAAAGTCGAGTGGTGGAGCACGCTTGACCTGGACGGCGTCAAGTATCGCGCTCTAGTGCTTCCGATGCTGGACATGACGTTGGCCGAGGCAGTTGCATCTTCGATTTCCACCGCGGATGATCACGTCCACTGGGTCCAAGAAATGATTCGAATTTTGTATCAGATCCACGAAGCGGGAATCATTCATCGCGACATTAAACCTCAAAATTTCATGTTGCGTTTTCGTCCAGAATCCGACTCTTCCAGTAGCAGTAGCAGTAGCAGTAGCATAGTCTATTTGATTGATTTCGGACTGTCGTCTGTATACGTCGACGGCGAAAATCACGGGCATTTGCCGGCGAAACCGGATCAAGAGTTTATTCTTGGAACGCCTAAATACGTGAGCTTGCACGTGCACGAAGGCAAAGATGCCTCGCGACGGGACGATCTCATCTCCGTGGGCTACGTGTGGCTATTCTTGCTCTTGGGCGGCAGGCTGCCGTGGGACCACGTAGCAGTGGTTTCATCCGCCGAAACCACCGCCACTCTGCCGCCGCATCACATTCACTACCCTGCGAATCAAGAGCGTCGACGACTAAAATTGGAATGCTTGCAGCGATTGCTCCAGCCTCAAGAACAGACTTTGCCGCTGCAACAAATGGGCCATTACTTTGACAAGGTGTACCGTCTATCCTATGAGGACCGTCCACCGTATTCCGGTCTCATCGATTTGCTGGCGCAGCTTTGAGCAAGAGGAATTGCGACAGGACGGCCTTGTTTTTCTTTTCATTTTCTTGGACGCGCAACATGGCCTGGTACTCGCTCTGCATGATTTTCTGACGATGCATGCGCGCTTGTTCTTGTAACAGACGTTGCGCTTCGTGTTCGTCCAGAGGCGTCGTCGCACTGGCCTCGCGGTGTTGTGCATACTGATCTACGGACTTGTACTTGGGCATTTTTTCATAATCAGTTTCGCTCACCGCCAACACCGTCTGGTCTTTGTGGACCTTGCGCAAATCGTCGTATTTGAGTTTGCTAAACACGTCGCTCGAAATGTAGTTACTGCCGCTGTCCCCGCTGCCGTCTTCGTCATAGAGTGACGAGGCTCCGTGCTGTACCATCATGTCTTGCACACCGCGATACTGGATGAGGGCTTTGTCGCGGTTTTTGGTTTTGACGGTTTGAAAGGCGTGCGCCATATCTTTTGTTGAAATGCGGTCGGGGACGTTGCTTACCACGGGATCGCCTTGGGTGAACCACGCATTGCGTTGTGGGTCGGGTTTGTTGGATCCCATGTCCATTTGGTCAAAGAGTTGGTTGAAGCGACTCTGAAAATCACGGGCCGACATTTTTTCGAGTGTTTGCTGCATGTTCATGGAATGGTCAACTTCGGGCGCTTCGTAATCGCCAACGTTGTCGGTGGACTGTTTTTGCTTGTGTTGTTCTTTGTAAAAGGTCAAGATGACTTCATAGGCTTGACGATAGAATAGAAAATACGTCGAGGGAAGACGGGATTGGTCGGGATGAGTCATGAGCATTTTCTTCTTGGCATTACGCATGTCTTCCAGCGTGATTTCGTAGGATCCAATGTCAAAGAGGGCCAGCAATTCTTGGAGGGAATAGGCATGGACATTGAGGTTATGATTGCTGCTACTGCTGCTGCTACTGCTGCTACTGCTGCTCATGTTCTCACTTTTCTTGTAGACTGATAAAAAATGTGCCGACGTTTCCGCGTCCCTTTTTTGCCGCCAAACATTTTGAACATTCCAGGGGGAAACATGCGGACATCTCGGCAACCTTTGAGACCTTGGTACGGCATTTTATCCTGACTTTTGTTTCTCTCAAACGGTTTTCCATCTCTCTGGTTGCGAAGTTTTTGCGTCGTATTTTTCATGAGATTGTACGTTTGACTGGCGCTTTCAGCGCCCGTCTTTACTCCGAATTTGACCCCACTTGCGACGGAACGTCCGACCTTTGAATTGGCAATCTCTCCGAATCCCTTTTTCACATCTCTTCCTGCTGCAGCAACGTATTTTCCCGCCGTTGTGTCTGCCACGTAATTGCCGGCAGTGCCGACGGCACTACCCAGTTTCCCCAAGCCTTTGCCGACTGCTCCGACTCCTTTCATGGTCGCATAGACGCCTGCGTTGACTGCAGTTTTCGCCGCTACACCGACGCCCTGAAGGGGTGCAGATGCGACCAATTTGCTATATGACATTTTATTTAGTTCAATCGTTCGTTCGTTATTTGCATTAGAATCACATTTTTATTATCCAGCGGCTTGGTATAATATCATGGCCGCCACGTCGTCGACGACCGCGACGACCCGGTTGACGAATCTTCCTTCGTTGCAATCCTTTTCGGAGTTACTTCAGGCGAATCCGGGGCTCGTGATTCTAAAGTTTGGGGCCGAATGGTGTGGACCGTGCAAGCGCATTGAGCCTCTGGTCCACTCCTGGTACGACCGGATCGCAGCCGATCCTTTTTTTTCGTCGAGAGTCGTGTGTGGACTCATTGACGTTGATGTCAACTTTGAAGTGTATGGCTTTCTAAAGAACAAGCGTCGCATCAACGGCATTCCGGCCATCTTGTGTTACTACCGGGGCAACGTCAACTACATTCCCGACGAAATGACGGCCGGATCCGATGTCCAACAAACCACGGCTTTTTTTGAACGCGTATTGACTGCTTGTAAACGAATGTAAAGACACCCCCCTCTACTGGTCTACTAAAACAGAAACAAAAAAAAACATGATGTCGCATTTGCCCACGTCGCGCACCAGTGTATCGCCTCTGTTTCCCAGCACGGAGGATCCTCAGCCCAGTCTCTACATTCCCCGTATACCGCCAAATGTATTTCTGCCGGAGATTTTGTCGCAAGTGGGTCACATCGACTCTATCGATTGGGTTGATTGGGTAGACCCCCCGCAGGCCTACGTTCACTTTTCCATGTGGTATGATACTCCACTCGCGGAAAAATTGTACGCCGCCATCATGGACGACGACGACGACAACGTCAACGACAACGCTGCATCGTACCGTCTGTACGACACCGACAAGAAGAAATACGTCATCTGTCGTCGCAATCGTCATCCCGTTCCGCGGTACCGAGGTCCATCTTCGCGCGAGTATTTCATCGCAGCCATTGACACGTTGGAAACGGCGTACACCTATGGTCGGTGTCGTCCCGACGAACTCAAACGCAAACACATTCGGTTTGACGAGGATTTGGAAACGGAAGACAACGTGGACGACTACTACGTGGACGTTTCACCGTTACCGGTCACGGAGGACACCAACAAAAACATTCACCAGCTGGCGGCCGAATATGAGTGGTGGCTAAAAACCTGGTTACAAGTTACAGATCGTCCGCAACAGCCGTAATCTTACTCAAAATATGATCCCGTACTTGGATGAGCGAATATTGCACATTGGTATGATGACTGTTCCATGCCGTGAGAATGACGGTGCGCTCGTGTTTCTCACGGCATTTTTCCACAAGGAAATTGATGCGGAATTTCCGTTCCATCGTCATTTTTTGGTGTCTCTGCAACAACATGCCAACCTTGTGTGCGTCGGATGGAATGGAAAACAAGAGTTGCGTGTAGGGAAGTCCCGTGTTTGGGTCGCATTCCATCGAATTGGCAAAGCACTGTTTCTGGACCAAGGACCAAATGCCGTATTCGGCCAATACGAGGAGGCCCTTGTCAAGAGAACGCACAGTCACTTTTCTCGTACCGATGGACTGAGCTTCTTTGTCGGGTTCAATATCAATGTCGACTTGATAGTCGACACTGAGTTTGTGACGTCTCTGGTAGAGCAAACCCAAACAAAACGTAGGAATGTCCAAGACAGCAAAGTCTCGTTGTTGCTGTGGCAGATCCTGTTGTTGCTGTGGCAGATCTGGTTGTTGCTGTGGCATAAGCAGAAGCAGTTGTTGTTGTTGTTGTTGCATCCAAAAATCAATGGCCAACTTTAGCGCCAAATTCGGGATGAGACGAATATCATACAAAATGCTGTTGGTAATCGGATTTCGTATCAACAAGGCTCCCGATTGTTGTTGCATACAAATCGAGGCTTCAATCGGGCCGCGCTCAAAGGTGAACCCATCGATCGTGACCACAGGATCCTCCATGATCTTTCCCGTAAGCGGACAAAAAAACCCCGGATACGTCGACATCATGCTGCAGTTCATGGTAAGGAAGTGTTCAACGGAGTGCGGAGCGACTAAAAGTGCTGGAGAGTGCGCAATGCTTCTTCGCACGCAATTTGTTCCGCTTTTTTCTTGATCTTGTGTGCGCCTTCGCCCAGCAATACGAGGACCCGTCGGTGCACCGACATGTGTTGGTGAATGTCGTTAAAGCTGCCAAAGGTGGCGGCCCTGCGCGCCTCTTCTTTTTTGGCCGAGTAAATGGGCTGTCCCAAGCACAGATAGACGCCCATGTGGTACCCTCGTTCGACGTCGTACTCGGAACACTCGAGATAGTCGGGGGTCACTTTGAATTCTTTTTGAATACGCACTTGCAAGATATTCTTGTAATTGTCGTCGTTCTTGATCAAGTTGATCCAGTCAACGTGTTTCTCAAAGACTTGTTCCACAAACACTTGCACCATTTGAAATCCCGGACCTGTCAAAAACGTATTCTCAAACCAACCGTCGAGGTCCTGGACACGCACCTTGTTGAAATCCAAAAACATGGCCCCCAAAAAGGACTCGAACAAACATCCTAGTTTTTTCAAGTTGGTGCGCGTCTGCTTGGCCTCGGCGTGTTTTGACAAGATGAGCCACTTGTGTAACCCCATTTCCAAGGCCATTTTTCCAATGGATTCGTTCTTTACCAGGGCAATCTTCTTCTCGGTCATGAAACCCTCATTTTCCTTGGGAAACCGACGGTACAAGACGTACTTGGTGATGCACTCCAATACGCCGTCGCCTACAAACTCGAGGCGCTCATTGGATTTGGTAAAGAGGCCAAGACAATTGTCGGGTTTGGGACCCAGGACAATGTTGTTTTGCGCATTTTCCGCGTCGGGGCGCCGCAAGTACGACTTGTGTACAAAGGCGCGTTTGTACAGCTCGAAATTGAAAATGGGCGCCTCGACGCCGTAGGTTTTCAAAATCGTTTGAATTTCGTCCACCGTGATCAATTGATTTAGGGGATTGTAGGGGTCGAAAACCAGCGTTTCCACGCCATCTTCATTCTTGACCACACGCACGTCGTCGTCCATCATTGCCGTCGAGGTCGGATGCGGCGCCAAAGGCACAGCGTCAGCTGTAGTTGCGGTTGAAGTTGCGGTTGCGGTTGCGGTTGCGGTTGCGATAGTCGAGGTTCGGGGTGGTGCTTTGGGGTTCCCCCGAACCTTGTTTAACAGAAATGTGGAATGTTTCATCGCAAGTGTCAAGAGATGTGTTTCTCTTTAGGCGAAAAAAATAAAATCTCGGAGCAAGGTATAAATGCCTGGTAACCCCAATAGTTCCAAAGCGAGTCGTTCCAATATGGGATCCAATCGTTTCACCGACATCAACGTCGGCGGAGGTATGAAGAAGGCTGGTCTGGCGCCTACCAGCACGGGATCGGCCTGGAACAAGATTTATTTGCGCGAGAGTCGTCAGTCGTTGGCCTTTACGATGTTGAATGCCGATGGCACGCCCAAGATCAGCACGGTGTGTCAGTCGCGCCCTACGGGTAGCGAAGTCCGATTTAACACGTACTGGAAGTGCGCCCGGTAAGTACTTGAAGAAGTAAGTTTCACACACAGATTTAAGTGTATTGTGTGTGTGAATCCATATTACAAAAACGAAATGATCCATTCTCTCAAAAGCGGGTTGGCAAAAATGCTTCCGTGCAAGTAATCTAGATTCTCGCGTTTCGTCTTGCGCGAAATGGGCGGTAGAGGCCTCCACGTATCGAATTCAGCGGGTACACTACAGGGTTGTTTTTCTATGAATCCGTGCGCAGACATCACCTGGATCATCGGTCCGCGCCGTTTCCACCTGTCATTGCGCTGTTGTTGCTCCACAAATACAGCGCGACGACGCACCATTTCGTCGCAATGGATCTGCTTGGTTTCTTGGTCAAGAGGCAACGCGATCCAGTGATGATTCCAATACCCTTGTCCAAACAATTCCAACGGAGTGGTCGTCAACGCGTTCTTGACCAACGGATCTGCGCCATGATCCACAAACAAATAACAGACATTGTGCCAATTCATGACAGCGGCATAATGGAAGAGAGACGCATGACGTCCATCGGTGGGTTCATCCGACACCAGTCCTTTGCTCAGCAACGTCTTGAGCATGTGGAGCAGTTGGTCACCGGGCTGGGCGTCGGGAATCTGATACGGTTGAATCTGATGCCACCACAGAATTTTGCCACCTAGACTTTGCAGTAGCTCCTGCGACGGCATAGTGTTCAAGGGAGTGCACCTACCGTTTTTCCTTCTTTTTCTTAGAGACCTCCGGGGAAGCCGACGAGGTTGGCGCCAATGCCGAACCCGGCGCCGCCACGAGCAGAGCTGGCCATGGAAGGCACAAAGACGTCGAGAACGCTAAAGGTGGCTGCGGCAGTGAGTGCGATGATGACGACTTCCTCCACCTTGAGACTCTGCTTGGGAATGGCGTAGGCGGCAATGGCCACCATGAGACCCTCCACAATGTACTTGATCGCACGCTTGACAAGTTCGGCAAAATCAAAGACGTTGCTCATGGTTTTGGAACGTATACTCTACAATAGGAAAAAAAAATACTTTTGTGTGAAAATGAGCTTAGAGCCAAACACTACATCTTTCCTAAAACCCGAAGATGTCCAACTTCGCATCCCCTAGTACCTCTGCCGCCGCCGCCGCCGCCTTTGAGCGAAAAACGCTTCCTTCGGGAACGCCCAATCCCAAGTACGTGGATGTTTTGGAGGAAGACGACACGATTGCCGGGCAACGCTTTGCGTGCTTGTCCTTTTTGAGTCCGGAAAACATTCTGAAACGCCGCGAATTGTTTCTCTTTGACCAGTTTGTCCAGCAGTGGGATTTTACCAAGTCGATGAGCAAGTTTATGGACTTTTTGCATTTCTTGTCTTACAAGTACAATCTCAAGATTGACACGGTGTTGGCCGATTTCAACGAGTTTAGCAACGAGGAGGAGACGAAACTCAAGGCCGAGTCGCTGTCGGGAGATTTCCAAACGTTTCTGGACAAGAACGAAGAGCGACTCACGCAAAAGTTCCAAAAGGAAAATGAGTTTCAGACGTCGACGCGCGGCCTCAAGGTGCGTGGCGTATACGGGTCACAAGAAGAGGCAGAGATGCGTTGCAAAAAGTTGCGCGAAAAGGATCCGCACCATGACATTTTTGTGGGCCCCGTAGGCATGTGGATTCCCTGGGATCCGGATGCGTACAAGACGGGTCGCGTCGAGTTTATGGAGGACGAACTCAATCAACTACACCAGGAGAAGCTCAAGAACGAGGCGCGTGCCAAGGAGGAATTTGACAAGCGCGTCAAGGACACGAAGCGCAAGGCCATTGAAGAGAACATCAAGTTGGCGCGACAGTCGGGCAACGTCTTGACCCAGACGATTGACGAGGAGGGCAATTTGACCGGCGTGCGCGAGACGGTGGACTTTGACAGCCGCGAGGTGCCCGACAAGTCGGCGGAGGAAATGTTAGCTGAAGTCGTCGAGAATGCTGCTGCTGCTGCTGCTTCCGCAAGTGCTGCTTTCGCCGTCGAGGAAAAGTAGATATTACCGTCGTGTTTTGTTCGGTCTTCGCTTTGACTTACGCCGCGTCGACTTACGTTGTTTACGTCGCGTTGACTTTTTTCCACCAGATTGAGGAGTAGGACAGAACTTGGGCATCGGATGTCCATTTTTTTCACCTGAACATATTTCGTGTTCTAACGTATTCAACTCTATTTGTAAATCATCACGTTGATTTTGTTCTTCTTCCGTAAATCCGTTTGCATCATACTTTTTGTTTTTTTCATTTGGATCACGTTTACGAGGTCCAGCTGCTAAACTTCCTTTAATTTCTTGTATTTTTTCGTAGACGCCTACTGCACGTTGATACTCTTGCAATTTGCTTGCAAGAACTGGTGGTAGTGATGTCGGGCAATCCTTTTTCATCTTCTTGCACGTCATGCAAGATGAAACATTATCTTCTTTTAAACATTGTTTAACCAAATCAGGGTTATTATTATTTTGTTGGTTGAGTCTTTGTATTTCAGTACCTATATCTGATAACAACGGTACAATGATTACTGGTGGAAAAAATAATCTGAAGTTAGGAAATTCTCGCAAATATTGGATGCAATCCAATTCCGTTTTAATTTTATTTGTTTCCATAAATTTCGCTAGTGGATCGATGATGGGTTGAGAAGAAATGATATTTTGTCCTGTACTATCTGCATCAAATTGGTATTCTAACATACCTTCATTCCTCCATTTCAGAGCATCACATGTTTCGCCGTTAGTGGGGTCACCACAGTACTCAGTCGGACTTCCATTTTTAAAATAAGTTTTTTTCCAAACTGATTGGCGATCTCCAATCTTCCAACCCGATGTATATTCATCTTTATTGATTGCCGTGACTTGAGTTCCGTCGTCCATCGTAAATGCTGAATAATTTGGTGGATTGGAGAAAAAATCCGGCGCTTGCTCGAGTTGATCGTCTTTCAAATTCCAAACATAACCACTTTCACCAAGTTTTAGAAGTTGATCATAACCCATATATCTCGGAAAAGCAGGGAAACGTTGTACGATCTGTTTTGGGGATAGTTTTGTAGTACCATTTTCATATATATAGTATGCCGTTTGCGTTTTTATTTTTTTTATAATCTCCAAATCTTCTGGACTTAAATCTGCTCTAGTTAAAGGACTTGTTAATCCTTTGTATCTTTGTAAACCGGATGTGCTATAGCAATGACCATCTGAAAGTTTCACAGTAGTAAATTTGTCAAGTTTTTCGAAAGTAATCGGACATACTGTTTCAAATTTACAGTCTACCGGATTTTCAAGTGGAATGTTGAAGTCTCCGACAAGAGTTAAAGTCCAGCCCGGAAACGCGTCACTAGATTCGGTATGTTTAATCTGTTCCGAATAAGTTTTCCGAGGAGGTGGTCGAGATATAGCGTTTGCAGCTTTTGCCAGTTCTGTGTCTTTAGACCCTAATGCGTCGATATGTTTAATCTGTTCCGAATTTGGGTTATTATCATCAGTCCAATATATATCATAATTCTGTGTGGTGTAATCTTTTGGTTTTTCCCATGATGTGTTTTCCTGGTTTTTTTTTTCAACGTAATATAGTTTCCAGTTCGTAACTGTCTTAGACATATCTATAATATATACATATGAAAAAAATCTACACTTTTGAGACATATACGTCGGTGTTGCGTTGACTGCTCAGACTCTCAATGGTGACGTCTTTCGACACCTTGTCAGGACGGTACGTTTCCGCCGGCGTGGAAATGGATCCGGGAGTCGCGTGACTGGCCGAGACAAAATTGTACATTTGCCGTCGCCCGCCCGTGCCTTTGGCCGAGAGTTCGTCGGAGCTCAGATTGTAAAACGTGTATGGCTCCGACGTGAAACTCTGCGTTGCATAGGCTAAAGACACGCCCATGGGTTCGGTGGCGACCGTTTTCACATGTTGAACTGCACCGCCAGCACCCGAGCTGCGGCTCTGGTAGTGACGCACAATGTCTTCACCGTACACCACCGTGTATCCCTTGCCCAACACGAGGGCGGGCACACTGTGGACATGCGGCGGCATGGGCGCGGTCTTACCATTTTCCATCACAATGACTGTTTGTGGACCCTCTTTACGGCGTTTGTCAATGCAAAGAAAACTCATTCTTTCTGCTAAATTCGCCTTGACCAAGAACTGGATGACGCCCTGGGAGTGTTTACAAAAATTGCTATAGTACAACGTATCCATTTGTACTAAAACAAGAACTCGGCGCGGTCAAACTCAACGCATATCGTCTAGTTCATCGATCCGCTGCACATGTTGTACAACAGACGGTTCTGCAAGTAAAACACCGAGTAGATGACGAGCATCCAGATCAGATGCCAGGCAGCCGCAAGGGGCAACTTTTTCATGACAATCATGCCGACTCCGGACACAAGCACCAGGAAGAAGAAAATGAGGGAGATGAGGGAAAGGTAGTAGAACAAGACGCAGTAGTCGCGGCTCAGGGGACCGAACAAACTCTTGGCGGAAAGGGGAGATCCGGACATGGTTTTATACAGAAGTGCTAGATAAAAATCATTAGCTTTGTTTGGCGAAAAACATGGCGTTCATGGAGCATGGGTTGGTGACGCTGGCAGTACCTTGTTTGTCAATGTACTGCGCATGCACTTTCAACAAGTAGTCGCCGTACGTCATGGCCACAGGACGCTGTTGGTTCGCTGAACCATAATTTTTCTCGACCGATTTGGTAATCACCGCGCCTCCCGACAGTTGAGGGATGCCGCCCACGCGCGTGCAACACATGGATTGGCGAGGGATCAACGCCGGCGAGGCCGCGCATTGCAGCGTTCGGAGCGTGCAACGCTCGAGTTTGCTGGTCCGATCCGACGCCAACGTCAGATTTCTCTGGGAATCTGGTTTCCAGGAGCTGCCCGATCCCGTGGTTTGCGGCCGTCGTGACCACTGTGTCTTGACTTCCAACATGCCCGTGTTGTCTAAAACGGACGGCTTGATCACGTTTGAATTTTCCTGATAGTTGATCGAGGAAAGGACGGCGGGCGCCTGGTAAAATGTGCCCTGACGACCGCCGAATCCTCGCGCGGCGCCGTCACGCATCAAGGTCCGCGGCAAACTGCGCGACAAACTCGTTTGTCCAACCCACCCTTGGTTGCGATGTCCTCCATTCAATGAAAACTGCGGCATGCCTACACTGTTGTTGTTGTACTTGGCTTGTGTTTTGCGTTTCAAGGTAGCGTCCGACATATGATTTTACCGGATATATTATGCCATGAAGAACCACGTCAAAAAGACATGGTTGCAATGTTGTCTTGTTTTTTCGGGATCGTTACTGTAAGCACGGTAAATTTCTTGGACGTGGTAGTACCGCCCGAAAAACCCCATCGTCATGATGACGAGCAAGATGGGTATCAAACGCAGGTTGATACTCGACCCAAACGGTCGGTCGCGCCAAATGAAATTGGCTAGATTGAACACGGCAGCATACAAGACCGTGTGGAACAAGATGGCGCCGACGACCGACTTCCACGACCACGCGGACCAGTGGATCTTGGGATCTGTGGTTTGCAAGTATACAGAGGTGAACATTTTATTGGTTTTTGCAAGGGGGGTGGGGGTATTAATGTAGGCAAAGAAGATTACTTTTGCTGTGTTTGTGTAATGCGAGCGTACAAGTTTTTGAGTTTTTCGTTAAACTCTGTGTGAAAGATGAAGATGGGAATGGTAAAGATGAATTCGTTGTCCAACTCTTTCAGTCTAAAATAGTCAAAGCCGGCTACGCCTTGCAAAGGGAAAGGGATGATTCCGACCAGATTGCGCGATACGTAGATCAAGATGCCGAGCACACTGAGACGGAAAAAGATTTCGAGGAAAATTTGCCACACGGGTTTATTGTTTTCTTTGGTAGAGTCAAACTCTTGGACGATGTAATCCAGGACCTTGGCCAGGGAAAATCCCAAAACGAAATAGATAATGGTCACATACGAAATGCCCAAGAGCTTGACGGGGAGAAACAAGGGTGAGGCGGTGACAGCCATTTTTTTAATATACACAAACATGATTTTTTTATTTCCATAATACAAAACCTGAATGTCGACCCCTGGCGTTTATATGGACAATCGGCGCATTACGCAACTCGCCGATCCTACGGGCCCCCGAGATGCATCCACACGTTCGTATGTTGACGTGAGTCTGAATACAGCCGTCGCCTCAGTCAAGGCGTACTCGGATGTCAGTTTGAATGCGGCCGTCGTCGCAGTCAAGGCGTATTCGGACATTAGTCTGAATGCGGCCGTCGTCGCAGTCAAGGCGTACTCGGATGTCAGTTTGAATGCCGCCGTCGTCGCAGTCAAGGCGTACTCGGATGTCAGTTTGAATGCGGCCGTTGTCGCAGTCAAGGCGTATTCGGACCTGAGTCTAAACAACGCGGTTTCCAACGTTAGAATGCAAGTGGGCGACATCAAAATGTCTGTACGCAACGACAATCACCAGGGATGGCTGAAATGTGACGGTACTGCAGTTTCACGATCCACCCATAGCAGTTTGTTTGCCCTGGTTGGAACTTCGTTTGGTATAGGGGACGGGTTCTCTACGTTTCATTTGCCGAATGCTGCTGGAAAAGTGTTGGGTATTGCCTCGGGATCACGGGCACTCGGTTCTACTGCGGGGTCGGAAACACACACGTTGACCACGGCGGAAATGCCGGCACATCAACACACGTACCAAGACGCATACTTTGCTGAAAACGTTGGTGGAAACAATGTATATGGTACGGCTGCCAGTCATGATACTGACAATAACTTTATCTATCGGCTATCCAATGGCTCGTATTCGACGTCACCGGGTGATTTGTTGACTTCCTCGCAAGGAAGCGGCACTGCATTTAGCGTGATGCAGCCGACGTTATTCATTGGGAATACCTTTATTTACTCTGGCGTTGTGTAGACGGGTCGGAAGACAACATTTTTTGTATGTTTGTATTACATAATATGCCGACGCGTAAACGTCTGCAACAAAAAAAGCGTCAAAGCCGACGCGTAAAAGTCGGCACGACAAATTCTGCCAAGAAGAAACGGCGGGTGGTTGCTTGGCAGTTGCAACTATACTTTAACCTCAACAGCCTGCATCTTGACAACAAGAATGGCGACTCGTCCGTCGTTATTGACAAGTTTAAGTCATTGCAAAAGTTTGCCTTGTTGATTCAATACGACAACCTGTATGGCCAAGAGGAATACTTTATGGGGTTTGATGTCTATGACCGGAAAAAATTTGAGCAGACGTTAATGCGTATCGTTGCGAGCAATGGCATCACGGGTCTGCGGACCGATTGGAGTAGACCATCACTAGAATTTGTTGCCCTATGATCTTAATTAATTTTTTGAAAAAAAGAATCAGCCGCCATACACACAGCAACACAAGGCGGCATTCCGATTGCCAACTGCAATCCGCGCTTTCATCCGACTATACGGCCTTTAGGCGCCAGGGTAGCCTACGTCCCTTGGGAATTTCGTGATGAATCCTGTATTCAAATCGTGAAAAACCCATATGGATTGTCGTCGTCGTCGTCGTCTTCTTCCGGGTCTCCCTCCTCCATCCAGTGATAAATCGCTGGTAATCTACCAGTAACAACCCCGCTCGCATAATTCAATATTGGCGGGTTTATCAATATCGAGAACATCCGTCCATGCATCGTTCATCGATTCTTGGAAAAATTTCGACGACTCCCATCTTTTTCCGCGAATACCAAAAAAGAGCTGTAGTGCACCGCCCACATAGATGACAGACGTCTTCAATTCCGTGAAAATAAAATCGCATAAAATCATGCCGAATCCACCTGCACTCACAAGCGCAATGTCAAAATCAAATTCTTTTTTCAGGTCCGTGAGTTCGCGTTTCATATTTTTATGATGGAAAACCCACGAATTTTGGTCATGGCTCCCAGCATTCTGTTGTGCGGGCTTATATACACGGAACTCGGTAGAAACGTGAAAAATGGGGTTTTTATAGACGCGGTTCACATTTCCATTCGCGATTTGCTGTTCCACTGTTTTCGAATGGGAGGTAATAATGAGAACCTTTTTGTTTTCAAAGTACTGGTGATACGTATACTCGGGAAACTCCATGAAATAATAAGGTTCGATCGATTGTGCATCGATTTTCTTCTTTGTAGGCATGGCTCGGTCGATTTATCGAAAACACCGATTCCACAGTATTTATTTCAGGTATTATTGTTGAATGCGGGTATCCAGATACAATCCATGGAGGACGTCAAGGCATATGTAAAAAAATACGACACTGCAATCAGAAACACTACTATTTTAGGGACATGGGGCGGTAGTATGTACTTTCAAGCAAAAGAGTATTATGCGAGAAAACCTTCATAATGTTCTGTATGCATCGCCTTGTTCTACGTATAGAGGTGTATTTATATTGTTTCTGAAGTTCCGGTCTTGGTGGAGTCACAAAAGTGGGCCTTTACTTACGAAAAAACGACATGATGGACTGAAGATTCTGCTGATCATTACTAATCTGGACCATGTACTTTTCAAAGACCATGGTCTTGATCTTTTCCGAGCAATACTTTTCCTTCTTTTTCATGTAGACTTCCAAGTCGCCCCCGCTCTCACGTTCCAGTGCGGCCAATTCCCGTTGGTAGGTTTGAATGGTCTTTTGCAATGGCACGGGTTTGCCCTTGTACTTGCTCTCCCAGATGGGCACCAATGCCAAGCCAAACAATTGTTGCAACGGTTTCATCAACTGATTGGTAATGTAGTGCGCATAGTCTACTTTGATGGCGGGATGGGCGACGACGTACTCGGGTGTTTCGATCCGGTCGCCCATTAGCAGTTTCTTGCCCGTTTGAGAGGCCGTCGCTGCCGCCGGTCGAATAAAGACGAACCGCATACGATCCCCCGGTTTGGGTTTGTTGCCCGCGTCACGCTGCCCCATGCGTTCGGCCAACACCCAATGTCCAATTTGCAAGGGATTCTTGTAGTCGCTTTTCAATGCCTTGGTCACGGTCAACTTGTCCATGTGCACTTGGCCTCGAATGAGCGATTCAAGAGCTTGATCCAAAAAGGCAAGGGCGTGGTCAATGCTATGTGTCGACGGATTCATCAAAATGTTGAGAATTTCACCATAAACATCTTTCAAGTAGTCGCACGAATCGCGTCGCTTGAGCGACAGTCCCATATATTTCAATTTGCCCTTGTTGGGATTCGTCTCATACAGCATGCCCACATACCGCTTCTTGGACAGCAAGATGAACGGTAACAGTGTCTTTTCGTACGATAATTCCATGGGCGGTTTCAAGAACTGCGTGCAGAGTTTGGCCACGTCTTGCGCGATTTCGATCGTGACTTCCAGGGCGGTGGGACCGCGAATCTTGTCGCCCGTGTCGGGATGTTCCAAGTTGAACGTGAAAAAGACGGAATCGGTATTGTGGACCACCATGGTGCCAGCTCCCGCGGAAAAGTGGTGATTGCCCGTCGTGAGATCATAGACGTAATCTCCCGACGCGAATTCCTGGGGCGTCAGTTCGCGCATGGATCGGACCACGTCGTCATCGTCGACTTTGCGACGATGATGAATAAACGCCATCGAGTATCCTCCCCAGTCGGTTTCGGTGATGGAGCATTGGGTCCAGCAGTGGAGTGTGGCCGCCATCCAGATTAAATGGGCCGCTTCCAATTGCGTATGTGTCCCCATGGTGCATGGCGTCGAGGGAAAATGTCGGACGTGGTCGAGTGCATTTTCCAACGTCCACAATGTCTCCGGAGAGCAAAACGCCCGATCTTTTTCGTCGAGGTCGTCGAGGTCGTCGAGGTCGTCGAGGTCGTCGTAATCCCAATCGTCGGGACTACGATCGGGTTGGCCATGTAAAGGCAACGGGTGATGCAACAAGGCACTGGCACCGACCACCACGTCGCGTGGCGACAACTCCTGGGCTGACCCGGCGCGCAACAAGGAATGATCATCGGTGACGTCGACCAACCCGCACAGGGTGGAAATGCGATACATTTTCTTGTGAAAGGCAAGACGATGGCGAATGACACGATACAACGGCGTCCAACCTTGGTCACTCCACGATTCGATGCCGCGCAATTCGCACACTTCTTTGCCCAACCTGGGGATCCACACATTCCCCCCATACTTGACCGCCAGATCGTCAATGGTAAGAATATCCAATTTCTCGCCACCCACGCGCACGTAGACGGGGGTCCACGCCGCCACCGAGTCGCCGTAGACGTATTCGGCTTTGCATAAAACCGCGCCGTGTGTCGAGGTCGGTACGATGCGATGACCGTAAACGTCTTCGACCATCGCCTTGGCATACATGATCATGGCGCGTCCGGTGGCGGTGGTGGAGGCGGCCACATCTTGCTCATAAAACGTCGACGTCTTGGCGCCGCACTGGCCATAAAGGGAATTGGCCGTGACCTTGTAGCCCAACTGGCGCTTGTCCAAAATATTGGCCATGAATGGATCCGTCTCTTGTTCTGCCGCCTTGCGCGTCTTTTTTCGCGCCATCAACAGTTCTTCCAAGATGGACGGCATGATGGATTTTTGCCCGTCGGGTAGCTGAGCCCAGCGACATACTTTTTTGCCACACATTGTCTTTTCGGGTCGCGACGTGGGCGTCTTCTTGACATATTTGTACGTGTCGAATTCGACGTCAATGTACTGATAACCTGGTAAATTGTCATAGACAAAGGTGGTCCCGTCGCGATTGCGTTGTCCCGTCACTTTGATCAATTTTCCCGTCACGTCGTATTCTTGGGTCCACACCTTGCTGTCATGACTGTAATTTTGACTAATCATCGAGGAGGGATAGAGCGACGAATAATCGACGCAGGCCACGGGATTGTCCATGTACATGGAACACTTGGGAGGCAAGACAATGGCGCCCTCGTACCCTTCGTTGTCCGTCGATTTTTCCAAGTCGGGCATCAAGGTATCCTTGTCGCGACATTTCTTGGCCACGAAACTGGTGAGTTTGATGCCCTGACCGCGAAACACCAGAAACGAAATGGGGACACTGCAAATTCGCGACATTTCAACAAACCCAGTCACGACGTCCAACTTGCGCATCAAGTGATGCACCAAATTGCAATCTTGAATACAGTACTTGGCCACAAGCGCGCGTTCTTTGGATGAACCCTGGCTCATACGGAAAATGTCCTGGGGCGTCATGTCGTCCTTGGCCACGCCCCATTTGAGTTTCTTTGATCCGCCGCCGCCAGCAATCAAGTCCTCCAATCCATGCGATGGTACGAGAATGACGCCATCCGCGGACAAATCCAGCACGCGGAATTTGTATTGGCCGGTTCCTGGTACGCGGTAGTAATCCGACGTGAATCCGCTCAATTCAATATGTATG